TCAGATACCAAGGTTAGCCCTCACTTCACTAGCGTTGTATACCCGCCCATGCTCTAAATCGTCAAAACTTTTAGCAATTTCAGCACGTAAACCTGCAAGTAGTTCAGCCCGTTCTTTATCGGTGTCAGTCTCAAAAGGTAAGGCTTTATTTTGTACAATGTTTTCTAAAAACAAATTAAAGCTAGCTGTCATGTCAAGGTTTTGGGCCGCGATAATAGCTTTAGCTTTTTCTAGTAAATCGCTGTTAGTCTTAAAGTTGACCTGCGTATTTTTTTCTAAAACGTGCATAGTAGCACCTCCTTAATGATATTATATCACTTTTAACTATACCTGTATAGTTGCATATAGCTGAGTGCCTATGCTGTTGTTATTAACACACCATTTCTATAACTCTGGGCGAATTCAAGCAAGGCTCTTTTCTTGGTCTCATAGTACCGACTTTCAGAGCGTTTGAGTTGCGTCATGATCTTCTGGTTAGATAGCTTCTCACTAATCAAATAACACTCAATCAGTATTTGTCTGTATTCTATCTTAGACAGTTGATTGATGGCATGTTTAATAGCATCTAGTTCCTCTAAGGCACATTCTCGGCTTATTTCAAGGTGTTCTCTGCGTGTGGAATGGCAATCTATATCAAACTGGTAACGCTCGTTATAGCTTAAATCAAGGCTATTGGCGATACGTTGCCATCTATGAAACTCTTTTAGTTTACGAATAGCGTTCTTATGGTTCATCTAATACCTCTAAAGCTTCTCTATGTAATTTAAAAACGGTATTCCTTGAATAACCTAGTTTATCAGGTATCTCATCCCATGATAAGCCATCCACGTATCTAGCTTTGATAACAGCAATCTGTCTCTCATCTTGCAATGTGGCAATCATGGCCAGTCTCTTGTCACGTTCCTTAGCTAAATATAAGAGTTGTTTAGCTGTACCTTTTTCGATGCCATTTAGTAACTCAGGATTACGAAAAGCATTCATTAGCTTGATGTCCTTGTCTCGTTGTTCCTCAAATAAGGTCATTAAAGCAAAGAGCGGTTTCAATTCTTTAAGTTGTTCTTTGGCGTTCATTAAAGCCCCCAGTGTGGTATAATTGTGTTAACAGATATAACCAAGGAGGCGTTCGCATGGACGTCTTTTTGTTTTGTTCGTTTTGTAAACTAGATATTTTTTGTAGTACTTCGCTTTTCGCTTCTAAAATCGTTTCTAAGCGCTTTTTAGAGTTTATAATATAAATCATCAACCTTTTAGACAGAAGCGTTAAAACCATGCTTTATTTTAGTCTGAGAGTGTTATTCTGTGTGGTAGGCTTCCTAGCTAAAACTAGAGGTTAAATCCTTTCGCGCCAAGCTTTTTAATCTTCGTCAAAAATGTCAAAAAGGGAATTTTTTGCACGGAAAAGGGCGCGTTCTTTGTTTTCCGAACGATGTAGCCCCGTTCAAAAATGAAGGGGGGGAGTTTCCGAATATTATAGCCAGTGCCTGTCTCCCTTATCCATATAGTAATGGAATCTCTTCCAATGATACAAGTATTTAGCTATTCTCATGTATTTTGGACGCTTAGGAAAGTCATCATGACTATAATAACCATGTTTGTGTTTGGCTTTTGGATCTACTTTCAAACACTCTTTAAAGGCTAATCGCCAATAGTATTGACAATCTGTCTTGCTTCGATTGAGTGTGGCTTGATGAACCTTCTGACAAGAACCACAAGCAAAATCATGAGAAGCCTTAAATAACTTCCGGCAACGTCTCTCACAGTCAGGACACAAGAAGAAGTAACGTTTACCACCATAAGTTCCTGGTATCGTTTCAAGTAAGAGCTCTTGCCCCTCATAATGAACGATTAGCCCATCTAGGTCTATACGGATAGCTTGGCCATTTATTGTTCCTGTAACTCTAGTCTTCTCCTGTGTCTTCATTGGTTTAATGATACTCTCAATAGCTAGTTCTAACATCCTTTCTCCTTAACACTCACACAACCCAAAACTATTGATAAAACGACAAAAAGAGGGAAAACCCTCTGATTGTTTATTTAACGAGTAACTGACCTTCAACAACCATATCATACAACTGGTTAAAGGCTTGACTGATAGACTCAAGGATGGCCCCTAAGTCTTCTGGCGTCATCTCTTTATAATTCATAGAGAGGTGTTCAGCCAGTTGGTTGTGGTCCGAAATGAAAGTCATGAGTGTGTCTCGATCGTTAACTTTCTCTTGGGTACTTTTAGATAAAGAAACCACGCGCTGATCATCAAGTTCTTCAACTTCCTTTAGTAACTCAATTTCTTGAGCCATGTTATCAAGTTCGTCATCCGTCATATCCTCAGGTTGATTGTAATAGTCTTTGAAACTGTCACAGATACGCTTGAAGACCTTGCTTAACTTTCTGTCTTCAGCATATTCTAAGACTAATTGATTAGCATGACCGCCTTGATCATCATTGTGATAGGTCGCGTCAATCACTGGTTGCTCATAGGTCCCAGTCATATAGCCTAAAATAGCATGACAAGCCACTTGTGCGGTATCAAAGTCTTTAAACGTGTAGTGGAATGTGAATGTTTTTGGTGTGTCTGAAAATGTTCTCATGTTATTTCTCCTTTGTGATTGCTATAATGTCTGATAAATTGATGATGGCAGAAGGAGATGCTACCCAGTTTGGTTGTTCTCCAGATAAAAGATATTCGACCAACTCATCATAAAGGGTGCGGTCTCCTTGTATGGTGATGGTGTTGCCACCTCGTGTGTGTAGTTTTAGTTTCATATTGGTTACCTGTACAAGACCAATAAAGAAGTTGTGGTAGCCATGTCTTCATAATTGCCAGAAGTGGCTTCTGAAAATTTGATGTCTATCACAGATACCGATAGGGTAAATTGATTGACCCGATATTCAAAATCGTCTAGTGATTCATTGTGTTTTTGATAAAATAGTTTGATTTTCAATTTTTTTAGCTCCTTTTCTTTAATTTGTTACCTTCTTTAGTGTTTTTGTTACCTTCTAGGTAACATAGCTCCGCCTTACTGCCACAAGGGGTTAGGCCGCTTTGTTACCATGTTGACCTTCTTTCTAACTCCTTACCCTTATATATAAATACTGCTTTTTTCCTATATAGAGAGTTAAAAAGAAGGTAACAAGGTCAACATAACAGCTATAAAGCTATATATATCAAGGGTCTAGGTGCGTTACCTTCTTTCTAAACAAGGTAACAAGAAGGGCAACAATGTTTGTAAAATCCTAGTAACTGCAAGGGTTTAGGCCATCAAAAGAAGGTCAACATTATTCTTTTTTTGTTATAGCGTGATTTACTCTCCCCAGTTTTGGCCTCTCAAACTCCAACGGATCCAGTTTGTCATAATCTTCAACCTTAACACGCGCTTTTTTTAGTTGGTACTTATTTGGCGTTAACTGCTGTAAGTGCCTGATTGTCTCCTTACCAGCACCGTAAACATTTGGCTTAGGTATTCCCATATCTTCGGCATAATGCTTCAAGGATCTTGTAGCGATAAAAACGGGTACTACGTCCAGCTCGTGCCAACCTCTTTCCATGTACTCATGTTTTACCCAAGATAACAAGTAATCATTATCTTCCTGGTATTCCTCTAACAGGCCTTTGACTGCCTGCGGTTCGATAAAATGAGTAAATGGTTTCTGGTTGATAGCTTTATAAAGGGCGTACTCTAATACCTCTTTATTGGCCAAAAAATCATTTTTTATCCAGGGCTTTTCTTTCTCACCGTTAAAGTCAGCATTGAAGGGGACAATCATAATACGCCTATACCAGCCCTTTGTCTTATTTCCACCGTTGGGGATATAGTTTCCTGAAAAGATATTAAAGAGTTTGAAGGTCGCTTCAAAAGCTGGGCGCCCCTTTGGATTGACTAGCACGGTGTCCCCACTGGTAATACTCATTAGGTCAGACGGATTTTTTAAGTATTCATTAGGTGTCTCGTCTCCAATATTGCAAACTTTACCTACTAGCGTTTCCAGGTTATGCTTTTCAGCAAACTGTGCGGGCTTCAATGCTGATACGTTACTTTCTCCTATCAGATTGATAAGGAACCGCTGAAATGTCCCTTTTCCGTTGTTACCGTCCCCGTAAAAGATAGCAAATTTATTCCGTGTATGGTTGGGGTTGATAGCCTCCAGGATAATCTGCCAAAACAATGTTACCAGCTCACTATCATTGCAAGCGATAGAGTTTAACCAATCGTCAAATGTCTTCCCCTCCCTATCGGTTGGGACCCGTTTAGGCGCGTGATAAGCTGTGCTGATTTTGCTTGTAATCACATATTTAGGGCTGAAAGGAAGTAGCTCTTTAGTCCTTAAGTCAATTATGCCATTCTGTACAGGGATAAGGTAGGCGCTCTCCAGCGGTTTCTTTATCCTTGTCAATGTCCTAACCATTAGCTTAATCTGGGGCCATTCCCTAGGCTTAATCCTCACGTCAAAAGTCTTACAAAATCGGTTAAATAGGTCATTACTAGCCGTATATATGCCCTCATCTAAATCATAGATATAGAGTAGGCTATAATCAGGTACGTTGCTTTTGCTGATAAAAGTAAAGGTGATAATTTCGCTTAGCATTTTGGCAACTGTGAAAACCTGGGGCATGGCCACCTTTTCGGTAACGTCCCCTGTACTTTCATTTATTTTGGTTTCCGTGTGTTCTTCCCGCCATTGTTCACCAGCTTGAAAGATACGGCTTTCCAATTCCTTCATTGTCCTGGGCGGTTGCTCATTTTCACGCGCCTCTAAGATTTCACTTTCCAGGCTTTTCAATTCTTCCTTTTCTATGGTTCTATCCTCTCTTTCTAAATTCTGCTCTTGCTATACTTTCAAAAGTCCTATCTAGCTCCCTCTCTGATAGGGGATTAGCCGTCACGCTGTTAGCAATCTTTGTTAATTCGTAAGCTGTTTCTAAATCACAATCAACCCACTTATTAAATAGCAAGCCAACAAACTTAGTTAGGGCCACGTTACGCCCACCTTCGTCTCCAAAACCATTAAACAAGGTATCTATGACCCTCATGGTGATAGAACGCTGACTTCTAGGGCGTGGCGTGTAAGTAGTAACAACTTGTCTGTTTGGCGTGCTACCATTTTTAGGAACAGGATAATCAAGACCATGGTTCACATAGCGCTGATAGCCCTCTGGGTCGCCTGTTGTAACAGGTAAGCCTTGTAATTGTGACCAGGTAAGGCTAGCTAAATCAAACGGCAGTCCAATCTTATCGGCTATCTCCTTGACCACTTGTTTATAAGTTGCTTCAGTCATCACGTCACTAGGCTTCACGACAAGCCGATAGCGTGGCTTCTCAGCGGTGTGTTTAATCGTTGGATAAATAATATAGCTGTATTCCCAAAGCGTCTGAGAAACGATTTTAGGTAGGTTGACGCCTGTTTCTATCTCGTCATAGTCAAGAAAAATCAAATCGCGATAAACTAAACTAGCATTATTGCGCTTATAGCTATCGTTTTTCTCTGCTGTGACCTTGCCACTTAGGCAGTAGGGGGCTTGTGTTCGCTTGTATTCTTCAATATCAATATCCTCAGGCGGTTTCAAAGGTTTAAACTGCGCAATATAGTCAAATGGTTCTAAAGGTCCTTTGTAGGGGTACAAATAAGAGCTAAAGCCTCTTGCTTCATAAATAGCCATCTACACATTTACCCCCAAAAAGATAAGAATATCACTGACCTTGTAATAATGTTTCCTGGTGTCTTCTAGTGGTGGTTGGTATCGTCTTAAACCAGCTTTTTCCCACCGTTTTAGAGTTTTGCCTTTGATACTTAATTCCTCTTTGACTTGTTCAGCCGTGATCAACCCTAAAACTCTTGGTTTAGGTTTCTGGTAGGCTTCCAAAAAGCGATTAAACGCGGTCAGGTTTTGTTCTAAGAGTTTTGCTTCATAATCTTGACTAAATAAGCTCATGCCTAACCTCCTTTGAGTAATTCCTTATAACTGGTTAAATCGGCATTCAATAACACACTTAGGCGTTCCTGTTCCTTTTGTACTTGGTTATAAAAGGCTTTAGCACCGTCTAGCAATTCTTCTTTGTTAGCTGGAATAAAGTAACCACGATTGAATCCGTGCCTAATGCCGATAATAGGGACGTTATAGCGCGTGATTAAGCTACTGATGATACTTTGGACGGAGCGTTCTTCAAGTTTCAGTATTAAGCCAATCTCTGCTCCTGTAATGGGGTTGTCTGCCCCCACCTTAATCAGATTAAGGACACGTCTATAATTTTCTGGTAGTGTCATTCAGTTCCTCCCTAATTGTAATAATGGTTCTGTGATTGAATATAAGCCCCATAATTTGCGTTCTGACGTGGTTTAGGTAATTGGGTATCTTCTGGTAAGTCAATCTCTATTAATGGCTTAGAACGGCTAAGAAGAAGCCCTAAGAGGCCTAAAACAATGAATAAAATAAGTGTCTGTATTGGGGTGAGATTAAGTTCATTAGGCATTCTGTTCTCCTTTGGATAATTCAGCATAAAATATTGGGGCTGGAGTTGATAAGAGTCCGTGCTTTTGCATGTCCTCCCTCACCAGACGTAACAGAAAGTCATGAATATTACATTCTGCGCTCTTCGCACATTCAGGGTCAGTAAGTCTGACATATCGGTCAAGATAGCGAAAAAGAGTCGTTTCTATTTTGTTTTTTTCAAAAACATTTGCAGAGGCTTTTTTATCTTTTATCAGCGCCCCAAGTAGATACTTGATATTAGATTCTACAATTTGTTCATGTCCTTGTTCTTGCTCAATATAGGCTCTTCGTAGATCTTCAAACCCAACCCAAGTCTCTGTAATGGTAAGTTGTATTGTTTCAAGCATATCGCTTGCGCCTATATTATCTTTACTCAAAAGCCATTGATTCAAGATTTCAAGTTTTTCTTCAATAGTTTTTAATTCAAATTCAAAACGTTCAAAAAGTTTTTCCATGGTAGTATCCTTTATTTTCTGTGTAGTATTCTTATTGATTGCTTGTTTCTTATACTAGATTCATGCTAGTTTTAAGGGGTAGCGCCCTGCGTATGGTCAAAATAGCTTCAATATGCTATAATTTAAGACATAAAACCCCTTTAATAATAGCTTGCCTGCTTTATTAATTGAGTTTAGTTATACTAGTTAAAGGCTTGGAAGTTTGGTCGCTGTCAAAGCCTTTTTTGTTGTTCTGGGTTATTGATTAATAATTACCTTGTTCAATGTCATTCAAACGCTTTTGCTCTGCTTTGCGATCATAGATTAGCACTTTGTCATCAAGCATAAGCGATACGCCTTCCAATACGTTGAAAATTTCCTGTGTGACTGCTTCAAATTGTTCACGATCCACACTAGGTACTTTATCAGCGTAACCCTGTGCTAGTTCAGCAAAATCAACACCTTCATCAATCCATTTCTTTAACTCTTTGTAAGTTGTTGCTTTCATAGTATTTTCTCCTTTATCCATAGAGTTCCGTTAGTTCTTTAAAATACTGATCAGGAATTTCATCCATAGCCACTTGTTGTAATTGAATGGCCTTTAAACGATTGGTGTCGCTAGCAGTCGGTTTATTAATAATTTCAGCCGTTGCCTGTACTTGCTTGAAATACTCTTCAAGCTTAAGTTGCCTTCCTGCGGAAACTTCTTCGGATATGGCTTTTCTGTTATTGATAATTTCAAAGGTATCAATTTCACCGTTTGCCATGGTGTAATCAATGTTATTTCGATACCGCCAAGCTGCCAGCCTAAGCTTGATGTCTTTTTCAGGCCAATCGGGGAGCCGTTCAGCAATCAGCTCTATGCTCATTGTTCCTGTATCGTCAAATATCTGATGTAATAATTCTTGTGTAAATGGTGTTCTAGCCATTTTTTATTTACCTACCTTTCTTAATGGGTTGCTCTACTGTAAATAGCGTTTGAAACACTGATACCAAGGTCAAATTTATCCTTGATTACCATAAGTTCAACGGTATCATCTAATAACTGCTCTCTATCTTTTAACATTTGTTCAGTCATTTGAGATTTGCCAATCATCTTTGGTAATCCATACTTATTAGATACCGCTTTATTGGCAATCGTGTTGGCTTTGATAAGGTCAGTCTGTTTAACCTGTTCTAAGCCATTAACCAGTCTATTCATTGCCTGCTTCTGATGTTCTTTATCTAACATTCTAAACACTTGGAAGCCCTCTAGGCCTGTGCTTTGTCTTAACTGTTTAATGGTTTCAAATACCCATAATTTAAAGGTTTTGGCTTCCTTCTTACGGCTTGAGAAGATAGTTTCATAAATGCCAAACTCATTAACGATTAACATTTCTTGTTGACGCCCTAAACTGTCTGCGACGTGGTTGTTTGAAACAACCTCATCTCCCAAACGTTGTTTAATAAATTTTGGCTTCAGATCTAGTGCTTTAGCAATATCAGCTAGCACCGCCCACCATTCGCCATTATGCTCTACAAATCGGATAGTATATCCGTTCCATGTTTCTGTTCTCAATAAGTTGTCCTTTCAACTCTTCTGGTGTTAGTTCTATTTTTTTCGTACTATCACCTAAAAAAATATCATCTAACTTAACATGATACAACTCTGACAAGTCTTTCAACAGCTCAAAAGGAATTAGAGTACTATCTTTTTCGTACTTTGAGATGGTCTGAAAATTCTTGCCTACTTTTTTTGCTACCTGTCGCAAGGTATAACCTGCATTTACTCGACACGCTTTTAGTGTCCATTGTGTCATTTTTTAACTCCTTTCAAAAGTGATAAAACAATAGTACTATTATTTTCGTACTTGGTCAAGTGCTTTTGAACAAAAGTTTTATTTTTTTCGTACTATGTCGTTTTTTGTGTTATAATCAAAATAGAAAATTAGTGAAATGGAGGGGAATCACTTGGCAAAGAATAGCCCGCAGGATATAAAAAATAGGGAATACTTTTCTGATAATCTTAACAGAATTATGAAAGAAAAAGGAGTCCGGCAAATTGATTTACATAATAATACAGATATCCCAAAAAGCACGATAACTGGGTACGTAAAGGGAAAATCCTTGCCTACACCGGGGAATCTTCAAAAAATAGCTGATTTTTTAAATATAAAAAAATCCGATTTAGATTTACGTTTTAATCCAAGGGAGGAAAATCCACAAATAAAATTAATTGATTCATGGTTGAATGGTCTAATGGAGTTATCTAACATCGAAAGTTCGGTTACTGAAAACGGCGATGCTTCTTCCAAGACTGTGGGAGAGATGCTTGATTACTACAGCAAAGTAAGCATTATCGGATTAGAATTTATAAGAGCATTTGAAAACGGTGAAACAAAAATAGAGGCTGAAAAAAGATTATCTAAAAAATACACGAAAAAAGATATTGTGGTTGCTTTGCGACTTTTGAAAAATATGGCTCTCCATCACTCGAGTGATAAAGTAGACTAACCCACGCGCCACGGTGTGAAAATCCTAAATACCTAATCAGTTTATTTCTGAATTAGAGGTTTTTAGAGATTTCTGCGCGTGCTTCCCTCATGCTTCAGCAAGTCCGCTGGCCTTGTCTAAACCTTGTCACTTTTTAGGGTGGATAAAATGGCCGATTTTCTTTTTAAGACGTCAGCAATGTCATCTTTTCAAGGTGTCTAAAATTACTATGATACTTTGCTATTAAGAAATACATAATAAAGAAAGTGTGAAAATATGGATGAATTAATGCAACAAATGGCTGATAAATTCGGTGACATGGTCCAGGCTGTAATCATTGAAAAAATAAAAGTCATTGATATTGATCAGACATTACCCATGGAACTTAACCAAAAACAATTGGCAACTTTGCTCGGTTGTTCTACAAGTCGTTTACCTGAATTTATTTATCGGAAAGATTTTCCTAAGATTGATAGAGGATATGGAAGAAGATTAGCCTTTCCAAGAGATGCCGTGAGAGAATGGTATAACAATAACTGGCACAAGTTATAAACAAATTAACTAAGATGATTTTTAAACTTTCCCGCGCGTGTGCGAATGTGTGTGCGAATTGATTGTTATCGACAAATCCTTTAATAACGCCTTTTTCTAACAGGAAACAAACTTATTAGTCTGCGCGTGTGCGAATGCGTGTGCGAATGCGTGTGCGAATTGATTGGAGAAAAAATGAGAAAATACGATATACAAAAATTGTTATTATCAGGGGAGAATCAAAGTGTCGAATTTAAAGAAGCTAAAAATTCTTTCCCTAAAGACGGTATGAAAACAATTTGTTCCTTCGCTAATACAAATAATGGTCTGTTAATTCTAGGGGTCTCAGAAAACACAAAGAGTAAAGATTTTTATATTTCCGGCGTTAATGATTCCGATAAAGTACTGGACGAATTATATAGTTTACTTAATAACCCTAAGAAAATTAATAGAAATGTGATTAATGAAGAAAGTGTTGAAGTCACAAATATAAAAGGAAAAGAGATTATCATTATCTCTGTTAACAAGGTTGACTACAAGGATAAACCTATATATCTTAATGACAATATAGCATCTACCTATTTTCGTCAGGGGACTGGTGATTTTAGGTGTTCACAAGAACAAATCAATGCGATGCTAAGAGATTCTGCAAAAGAAAGTTTTGATAGTACACTTGTTCAGGATTTCTCTATTTTAGATTTAGATAGAGAAACAATAAACCGTTATAGAGAAAAGTTCGATAATATTAATGCTGAACACCCTTTTTCCAAATTAGACACCGAGCAATTTCTCTTAAAAATAAACGCTCTACGAAGAGATCGTACAGACAATAAAATAAAACCAACTGTGGCTGGATTATTAATTTTTGGAACACATAATGCCATAAAAGAGTTTATTCCTCACTATAACGTAGAATATGTTTTAAAAGAATTTACCGAAAATAATCGATTTAAAGACCGAGTAATTTATGATGGTACGTGGGGAGAAGATAATCTTTTTAATTTCTTTCACCTAGTTATCGAAAAATTGTATCTAACTTTAAATGACAACTCTAACATTCAAGAAAATTCTATGAATAGAATTGGGATTTCAAAGTTACGAATTGCAATTCGTGAGGCATTCGTTAACAGCCTTATTCATAGTGATTATAAAAGCGAAAAAGGGATAATGGTAATTAGATATTCTGATAGATATATATTCACAAATGGCGGAACACTTAGAATTGACCTAAAGGACTTTTTTAGTGGGGCACATTCTGATCCAAGAAACTACTTAATACAAGAAACTTTTAGGTTTTTAAATTTATGTGAAAAAGCGGGAACTGGTATCCCTAAAATAATGGAAGCAGTTAAAGAGAGTCATTTAAAGTATCCCAAATTACGAACTGAATTAGACTCAGTTGAACTTACATTATGGGATACTTCCCTTATAGATAACCTAGATATTGATAACGAATATGAGAAAAAAATATTAGAGTTAATAATCGAAAACCGTTTCATAACAAGAGAGACTTTGGAAGAAAAACTAAAAATCCATAAAAATACAATTTTAAAATATTTAAAAAAATTAGTGGAAAAACAAGCTATCAATAAATTCAAATCTGGTAGACAATACGTATACTTTATTGCACAAAACCAAGATCCTGAATTTCAAAAATATAACCACATTGATGCTATGTATTCTCTACTAGAAGAAATGAAACGAAAATAAAGACCTTCTCGTAAGCCCTGACATGATATAAACCTAAAACCCTTTTAATAATAGCTTGCCTGCTGATGGAAAGGTTTATGATCATGAAGATAACAGAACTAAAAAAAAAACGGTACAATCGTTTATCGTGCCAGTATTTATCTAGGTATTGACCAGGTAACAGGTAAGAGAGTAAAAACCAGTCTCACCGGAAGGACACAGACAGAAGTTAAGCAAAAAGCCAAACACACGCAGTTTGACTTCCTGTCTAATGGTTCTACAATACATAAAGAAGCACAGATTAGGAATTATCAAGAGTTGGCAGAACTATGGCTAAAGAGTTATCAGCTCACCGTTAAGCCACAGACTTATGAAAGCACTAAATTGCTGCTTAAAAATCATATTCTGCCCGTTTTCGGTAATATGAAGTTAGAAAGGATAACTCCTAGCTTTGTTCAACAATTTGCCAATAAACTAGCACACACCTTAGTAAATTTTAAGGTTGCTTGCTCTATTAACCGCAGAATTCTCCAATATGCGGTACTATTGCAACTTATTCCCTATAATCCAGCTAGGGAAATCATTATCCCTAAAAAGCAAAAGAAATCAGCCGATAGGGTAAAATTTATTAATCCTCAAAATCTAAAAGCATTGCTCGACTATATGGAAACATTAGCACCAACCAAATATCAATATTATTATGATAACGTCCTTTATCGCTTTTTGTTAGCCACTGGTTGCCGTTTTGGTGAAGCGGTAGCTCTCGAATGGTCTGATATTGATTTAGAAGCTGGTACCGTTAGTATCTCAAAGACGTATAACCGACAAATCAATCAAATCAGCACACCCAAGACAAAATCCGGTAAGCGTATCATTAGTATTGATAACAAACTAGTCCTACTGTTAAAACAATATAGGAATAGACAAAGATTAATTTTTATAGAAATCGGTGCGCATGCTCCTAAAGTCATTTTTGCTAGTCCAACCCTAACATACGCGAGTAGTGACGTTAGATCAAAAGCATTAGCACACCGCTGCAAAGAAATAGGTATCCCTCGCTTTACCTTTCACGCTTTTAGACATACTCACGCTAGTTTATTGCTGAACGCCGGTATCAGTTACAAAGAACTACAACACCGATTAGGTCACTCCAATATCAAAATGACCTTAGACACGTACGGACATATCTCAAAAGAAAAAGAAAAGGAAGCTGTTTCCTATTTTGAGAAAGCTATAAATAACCTGTAA